CTTTTCTACTGCCCTTACGTTCCATTACAAATGGTTCGTGCTGTTGGTGAAAATACTTTCCAACCAAAAATCGGTTTCAAAACTAGATATGGTATGGTAACAAACCCATTCGTAGGTGCTACACCTTCAGACGGACTTGCTACTGCGGGAACTAACCAGTATTACAGAAAATTTGCAGTGTCAAACATTCTGTAAGAACTTCGGTTCTAATTACTTCGGTAATACTAAAAACCCCTCTTTCGAGGGGTTTTTTTTTGGTCTTGCAGAAACACGTTGCAGTATCAGAAATCACCCTCGGCAACTTGAACTACAGTAGTTCCTCTTTCTCTCCACATCTCAACAACAGAATTCCTGTCATCGAAAACAATGTCGATCTTGCCACCCAATGATTCAAACTTGTCGGCAAGTTCACTCTTGAACTCAACATCACTTCTGAAATCACCATCGGGTCTAAGGAACAATCCTTTATGTCCTTTACCAATCCACTCTTCAATTTGAGCTTCGGTAACACCTCTTTGTTCTTCGTTCCTTGCAGAAAAGAATGCAACATCGTCACCAAGTGCAATGTGTCTTTTTGCAATATCACAAACCCATTCAACAGGAGTATCAAAAACAGTTTGTTCTTTGAATGACTTCCAGTCGGTAGGTCTTTGACTAACGTGATGTCTCCTATGCTCTACATCGGCAATAGTTCCATCAACGTCAAAAATTATAGTTTGCTTTTTCATTATATACATAGTATACCAAAAAGTGAGGGTCACTGTCAAGTCTTTTTTTAGTCTTTTTTCGGTTTGTCTAAATACTAGTGTAAGAATAATCTTACGCACACACAGGAGACTATTATGTCCACAAAATCAGGGTTCGAAATCCGAGCCGATCTACTATCCCAAGCACAAGGAATTCTTACTGATAATTATCAGAGAGAAGTCGATGCTGTATATCTACACAATGATAACAATCCCAATGAGAGGAAACCCCTACCATTGAGAGAGATTATGGGAGATGAAATCATTCAAGTTGCAAGACAACTAAATGAGTTCGTTACTGAAAAGTAACAATTTGGGGGGAGACCCCCATTTTATTTACCTAAATATAGGTATATGGAGAAATTATGAAAGAATTTGAAAAACAGGTGAAGGTTCTAGAAGGGCCATGGGCAGATGTCACATTCCCAAATGGTGAAGAGACAACCAATGTCATTTCTAGAAAAACGATCACAACTTATATCCAAGATGGGTATCTTTGTGAATCAACAACAACAAGAGACTATAGAGACGGAGACTACCAAGACTCTGTAAGTAACAAACGGATAACAAAAGTCCATGGCTAGTATTAATAAATCAATCCTCAATAAGAATAATTTTAAACTTATTGTTGATAAACTACCAACAGTCGAGTACTTTGTACAGTCGGTAAACATTCCAGGCCTGTCCTTTACAGAAGTAGAGTTCGGTGCTGGTGTTGGTCTTGATGCATTTTTCCCAGGCGACAAAGTATCCTTCGATAACCTTGAAGTGACATTCCTAGTCGATGAAGACTTAGAGAATTTCAAAGAGGTTTATGATTGGATTAATGCAATCGTGCCTATACATGACCCTAAAGATTTCAAAGATTTTACAGGTTCGAAATCGACTAAAGGGGTTCTTGCAAGTATAGACAATGACCTTAACCAGTACAGTATGATTACACTGGTGACAAACACAAACAAAAATATACCAAACAAATTTTTCAGGTTCTATGACTGTTTCCCAACTGCACTTAGTGGTATGGAACTCAAGTCAGGTGAGTCAGGGGAAGCAGTCACATGTACTGTAACCTTTAGATTTACATACTACGACATAGAATCCACTAGTTAAAAACCCCTTTTCGTGATATAATTATAGTATGAACTTAGATGAATTGAAAGTCGAGTGGACGAAAGATTGTGAGATAGACGATATCGAATTAGATACTGCATCTCTCGAAGTCCCCAAACTCCACGCAAAATACCAAGATTTACTTACCAGTAAACTAATCCTTGCAAAAACTTACGAGTATAAGTATAACCAATTGTTGAAAGATAAGTGGTTGTGGTATAACGGTAAGATGGACTCAGACAGGATTAATGAGCTTGGTTGGGAACATGACCCATTAGATGGTGTCTCTGTTATGAAAGCAGACATGCACTACTTCTATAATTCAGACCCCGATCTAGCACAAATGAAAGCAAGACAAGACCTATTGAAAATAACTATAGACTTTCTTAAGGAGTGTATGCAAAACATTACTTGGAGACACCAAACGATTAAGAACACAATCGATTGGAGAAAGTTCATGGCTGGGAGTTAATTATGATATTAGAAAATTACATTTGGACTGCACCCTCATTCTTCACAAAAGAAGAAGTTGCACAAATTCATGTTGCAGCTGCAAAGTTACCATTGAAAAATTCAATGATTGGACAGATGAATCGTACCCAAGATTCTGAAGAGTCGTCCTCAGAGGGCAATACAGACACTTCTATTAGACAGGGTGGTAATAAGTGGTTCATCAATGAAGAGAATCATATGCCAGCACACCTCAATGAGAAGATGACCTCTGCACTCAATATGGCAAACACGGATTCACGATGGAATCACACTATTGATTATCAAGAGAATCCCCAGTACACTATTTACAATGCACCCAAAGAGAAACAGGGTGGTGACTTTTATACATGGCATACAGATGCAGGGCCAATGCTATATGAAAATGGAATGCATAGAAAGTTGTCTATGACTATTCAGTTATCAGAGCCAGATGATTATGAGGGTGGTCACTTTCAGTGGTTGGAACCTCATAGACAATTTGATCGTCTAAAACAAACAGACAACACAATCAATATTGAAAACAGTATCCAAACAGTTCCATTCTCTGCCAGAGAGATAGGAAGTGTAATTGTATTTCCATCATTCTTATACCATCAAGTAACACCTGTACTATCGGGTTGTAGAAAATCCTTGGTAGTTTGGTATGTTGGGAACCCCTATGCCTAAACCCATCGTCACAGTAACGAAGCTTGATGAAGTTTTCATGCAAGTTAATTGTCCCGATGACGGACTGGCAAAAGACCTGTTTGATTTCTTTTCATACATGGTTCCTAATCATAAATTCATGCCGTCATTCCGTTCAGGATTTTGGGATGGTAAAGTAAGATTATTTTCAATCAAAACAAGAAAGATTTATATCGGTCTACTCCCATATGTTGATGAGTTCTGCAGAGAACGAGGATACGAATTCCGTGGGGTACATGATGTAATAGGTGAGAAGGTTAGAAACTTACCTGAAGTAGAAAAGGAATTCGAAAACCAACTAAAGTCATGGAACATTCCCATGGTTCCTAGAGACTACCAATTAGAGGCATTCAAAAGTGCAATCGAATATGGAAGACAACTACTCTTATCTCCAACGGCAAGTGGTAAGTCACTTATCATTTATATGTTGGTACGATGGTTCAATACCAAAACTGTTATTATTGTTCCTACTACTTCCCTTGTAGAACAGATGACAAAGGATTTTCAAGAGTACGGTTACAAAGACCCTATCTGTAAAATCTATTCTAAACAACCAGTCTTCGATGCAGACATTACCATTACAACATGGCAGTCATTTGCAAAAGCACCTAAAGAAGTACTTCAATCATTTGGAATGGTTGTAGGAGACGAAGCACATTTATTTAAAGCAGATGTACTGAAGGGTATTCTTGAGAAGATGAAGGACACTGCAATAAGAATAGGTACGACAGGTACACTGGACGGAAGTGAAGTCCATAGACTCCAACTGGAAGGTTTGTTTGGCCCAGTAAAGAAAGTCATCACTACAAAACAACTAATGGACGAGGGGACAATTGCAAATCTTAACATAGATTGTGTCATACTTCGTCATACTAAACAGAAGAAAACTACTTATGTAGAAGAGATGGATTACCTTGTAGGTTGTAAAGCTAGAAATGACTTTATATGCAACCTTGTGTATAGTCTTAAGGGAAACACCTTGGTGTTATTCCAGTATGTAGAGAAACACGGAGTCGTCCTACACAACAAAATGATGAAACGGCTGGGTGATCAGTTACACTATGTGTATGGTGGAACAGATGTAAAAGACCGAGAAGAGGTGAGAGTCCTTGTTGAGAAAGCAAATGACAATGTTATACTTGCATCATATGGTACTTTCAGTACTGGTGTGAATATCAAGAAGATAGACAATGTAGTATTTGCATCCCCATCTAAATCAAGAATTAGAAACTTACAATCCATTGGTAGAGGTCTCAGAAAGGCAGAAGGAAAGACAACTATGCGGTTGTTTGATATTGCAGATGATCTACAGTGTAACAATTATACCTTGAAGCACCTCAAAGAACG